GTTAATACAACCAATGTCTCTTGTAACAGGTGTGATAGCAAAGTTTGCAGAAGAAGTACCAGTAAGACTAAAAATTCTGTTTTCACAAAATATATACATAGTATCACGGAAGGTTTTTAGTCCTGTAATAATGTCATCTACTTTAATACTACCTGCACCTGATCCACTACTAAAAGCATCTTCATCAAAGGGTTGACTAAATACTATTTCTTGCGGTGTGCTTGACATGCCAGAATAAAACATATGACCTTTATAAGCAACTACGTGTTTAGCACCTGATACAGAACTTTCACTTACGTCTGTAGCTGCAAAAGATGTGTTAAATACAACAGGTGCATTAACTCTATCTACTAAAATAATTTTGTCGTTACCGTCAAAGTTAAAACGCTCTAAAGCATATTTGTCAGCACTAGTACGCCCTGTATCTATAGCAGTCCAATCTTCTGAAACATTACTATTTGCTAAATGTTCGGCAGCAGTTGTACTAGAAGTAGCCCTAGTTACTCCAGTAAATGTAGTAGAAGTTTTACCTGTATAAGTAAATATTTCATCATTAATATATAGTGTACCACTAGTACTAAAACCTGATGTGTCATCTACTGTAATTGTACCAGAACCACTCATAGATATTTGTGCAGATATTTTTACAAAGGTTTCTGTTTGTGCTGACGTAAATATTTTTTCTCCACGAGCAGCCATTATTTTGTTATTAAAAAATGCTACCATAGATACTTTTTCTGAGGTAACGGAAGTCTGTGGAACTATAGGAGTTATGTGTTTTGCAAAACCATTTATTCTTCTATAGCCACCAGAAATATCTGGCTCAAAGTTTTCTAACTCTAGTGCTTCACCTGCTTTCATCAAGAAAGTAGACTTGTTTAATACTAATCCACCTTCACAGTTAAATGCTGCAGGTGTTGCTCTTGAACTATCTGGCATATTAAATTACTCTTGCGCTTGAACGTGAGTTTCGTGTAATATAAGTTGACCTTAATTTATCAAATCTATTTACAAGTAAAGATTGCATATGTTTTATGCCTTCTTCAAATCTACCCATATTTAATTCGTATTGGTTTGTTTCACCTCTAAACTGAAAAACAAATGCCGTAGCACCTGTAGTAATTACATCATTAAATCTATCTGGTATAGTTGTTGTATCATCGTGTGCAGATAAATCTGCAGGAAAAGTAAAATAATCAAATTTTATATTGTACGATTTATTAGGTAAAGGATGAATTAAATAATTGTTATCAGGAGTTCTAACTACATGTGTAGGTACTCCTCCTTTATCAAATTGTGCTACAGTTACTCCGCTTGCGTATGCAGCAGCAGTTGTTCCACTAGCTGCACGAGTAGCTCCTGTAAATGTAGTACTTGTTGTTCCTGTGTATGTAATTATTTCATTACCAATGTGTAAAGTACCTGCACTATCAAAACCTGTAGTACTAGCTACTGTTATAGTTGTTACTGAATCTGTATGTGTACCGTCTAATGTAGTTGTTTCTACTTCATCTTCTTGATCAGAGTGATGGTCTATATACTCATTGTAATTCATTTCTTTTAATGCATATCCTGAATTTGCTAGTGTACTATTCTTAACTAATCTCATTGTATTATAATCTATTAATTTAGTACTAGTAGGTAAAGAATACCTAGAAACACCTGCTGTTAATGTTTTAGTAGTCGTAGCATGATTAAAAGGATAGTTATAATCTTTTTGGTTTATGTATCTAATAGCGTCATTAACAGCATTTTTACATTGTACTTGTACACCTCTAGCTGTACTAAAATTAGCAGAGGTTAACTCTACTTCATTTATTTCTGTAATTACTTTATTAGTTAATGTTAAAAATGTTTCAGCCATTTTAATTCCTTTGTCATAAAAAGTGAGGCAAGTTGCCCTGCCTCACTAAATATTATTATGCTAGTTGATCACGATCAACTTCGTCTGCTTCCATCTCACCGATGTCACTAACGTCTTGTAAAACAGCAAATACTCTGATTTCACCTGCTGTAAAGGAAGCTCCTCCACCTGCAAGTGTTAAGTCTAGAGTATCGGCTGACGTAATAACTAGGTCAGCAGAAACAGTTACACTAGGAGCGTATGCTCCGTCAGATGCACCGTCAATGTCAAATGCAGTTACATACTCGTTGTCATCTGCACCAGTGCCAAGAGCGGCTGTTGCATCAGTACCAGTATTTTGTGTAGCACTTGAAGTTACCTGAAAGCCTGCAGCAATAATTTTAGTGTTTGCAGGTACAGTAAGACACTGTACTACATCACCATTAGGATTAATGCTGTTAGCTGTTAGGTCAACGATTTGTTGAACGTAATAAGGTTGTCTTCCTCTTGAAGAAGAACCGTGAGTATTAGCAAGTGTTGCTGTAATTGTAGCCATTATCTAATCTCCCCTTATATTCCAGAAACATATATTGCACGAGTCAAAGCCTCTGGGCGCAATATTTTTCTGCCGTACATATGCATACCTCTAACAATATCAGCAAAGCTATCAGGATCTCTGTAGGTTTCTGTTTTATTGATTGAGTCTGCTGTTGCAACTGCTGATGAGTGACCACCAACGATTACACCAAAGTGTGTGCTTCCTGTTGATGTTGCACCAGTTGCACCGTTACCAACTGCAGGTAAATTGTTTGACATGTAAACTTTAAATCCGTGAACGTTGTTCAAGATTAATCCGTTTTGTAAGCCAGATCCACCATAGTCAGAATTTAGAAGACGTGAGTCTTCGTCTTGAAGAAGCTCTGCAAACACTGGGTCTACTACAAGCCATCTACCAGTTGTGTCAACGTTTTGTTGGTCAAGTTTTCTTGACATACGAGCGATGATTGACAATGGTGATGCTTTAGCAGTAGTTGTGTTTAAGCTATCTCCGCTTGCACGAGGAACAGCAACGATTGAGTTACCACTTGTTCCACTATTGAAGTCAGCAGCGTCTACTTGCATAGATGCTAATAACTCGTTAGTAGCAGCAGTAGATACAGCAACTGAACCATTTACGGTTGTGTTAACTGCATTTGCTGTGCCATGCAATGCTGATTGTTTGTAACCTGACAAGTAGCCAAGAACGTCTTGGTCAAACTGGTCAGCCAAACGGTAAGCAGCACGATCACTTGCAAGGTCTTGAAAGTTGACGTGTGAATGTGCTTCCTCAATGTCATCAACTTTAAATGCAAAATAGTTTGCTTTGTCGATTGTCAATGAGAAATCTTCGTCATCAAGATCTTGAGGTGTAATAGTTGTACCTCGTGCGTACTCTTTCACGGTGATTTCTGGTTCTTTGATAATTTTAACCGAATCCCCCATGTTAGCGATTTCTCCGAAATAGTCGGAGTTCGTTACAGCTCCTACAACAGATGCTTTGCGGAACGCAAGTTGCACCTGTTTGCTGTATATGACTGGTGAGAAGTTACCGTTAGGTAAGTTACCATACCCAGCCGCAGTTGAAAATGCCATTTTAATTCTCCTTTGGATTTTCTACAGATGCAAACGAAACAGTAGTCATGTAGTGGCTAAATCTTATAGGGTGCATTTTAGTAAAAGTTGGCCGACCTTTACATCAATGGGCCAAAAGATTTTAGGTAGTCTATATTATTATTGTTGTTTGCTATTGGTTAGTTGTGTAGGTAATCTTTACAGAGGCTACGCAACTACATTGTACATACAGTTATACTTAATTATATAAAGATGTCAATACTTTTCTAACGAGCATTACCAGAAACATCATATATAAACTTACCTGTTCGTATAGCTTCCATGATTGCCTCTGCGTTTTTCTCGTATTGCTGTGCAGACATTTTCTGCACTGCTGATTCTTTTATTGATCCTGTCTGTTCAGCAGACGGTTCAGATCTAGTATTTGTTTTTGATACAGCTTTTGCGGCATCTTTAGATCCACTAGACTTTTTAGTTCTAATTCCTTTGTCTGCTTTATACAGATCTATAGCTCTTGATGCTGCTCTTGCATCACTATTGTTTTCATACAGAGCATCTTGTATCCATTTAGGTTGTTCTTCTGCCCATTCGTGGAACTCGTCACTATCTCTTATTTCAGCAAAATCAGGATGTGCAGTCATTAATTCTACTTCTGCTCTATCTCTATTTGTCTTTTCTCGCATCTCATCTATTTCTTTAACACGAGCTTCTAAGCCAGACGCTTGTTCTTTAGCCTTTTTAATTGCTATTGTTTCTACGATTGCCGCAACATCAGGGTACTCTTTAGCCCATGCTTCAATGTCTTCGTCAGACTTAGGTAATTTAATTTCTTGTTTAGTAGACTGCTCTAATTGTTGTTGTAAAGCATTTATTTTTTCTACATGTTCTTGTAGTTGTTTTTGTGAATGTCTACGTAAATCACCGTATCTTTTCTTAAAACTTTTTTCTTCAGCATTAGCAGGTTCTTCTTCTTTTGTTTCTTCTGCTTCAGCTTTATCTTCACCTTTTTGTTCTGCAATTAATTCTGCTAGTTCTTCTTCTTCTTTTTTAATTCGATCTTCATTTGAGTACTTGCGATTTGCAAATGCTATTTTTTCTTCTGGCTTTACTTCTTCTGCCATTATTGTATCAGACATTACTGTCTCCTTTTACTGGGGCCACCGTAGCCTATGTTGGTAGGGGGATGAGTAGCCAGTTCGTATTTAGCTATTTTTTAGATGCAGCTAAACCACCTTTCTTCATTTTACGTGTAACTTTCTTTTTAGGTTTTGTTCCCAAGCCACCTTTGTTAAATGGGCCTGGCCCTTGATCTGCATCTACAGACCCACTGCCACCGCCAAAGTTACCTGGGCCGTCTGGGCCGCCCATACCAAAATCAAAATCATTATCAGAAACATTAGCAGAAACACCACTACCGCCACCTGTATTAGTTGGATTTCCACCTGGAGGTGTTCCAAAATCGTCGCCTCCTCCTGCTGCAGAGATAGCACCACCCATTCCTGAATCTCCTTCAAATGAATATGTATTAGAACTTATACTAGGCGTAGAAGAAGAGCCGTCTCCTTCCTTTTCCTTTTCCTGTTTTTGTTTATTTATTGCCTCTATTACTTTTTTATCCTGCATTGGATCCATTTGTTTTTTAGCTAATTCAGCTCGCTTTGCTACTTTGTCTTTGTTTAATAAACCTGCAATTACTTTACCCATAATTCCGCCACTTTCATCTAGGGTTTGTATAGTTTTATTAAGAGCAATTATATCCTTTAAACCCATTTGATCCAAACTTCTTACCTGTCCTGCGTCAGGATTATCAGGGCCACCTTCAGATTGCATACGCTTTATTCTTTCTTCTTCTGTTTCAACTGGTTCTTCTGGTGTTTCTCCTGCTTCTGGATCATCTGGTTTAATAATATTACCTTCACCATCAACAGGATAATATCCTTCTGGTATAGGATCTAAGTTACTGTTTCCTACAAATCTAATAGTAATTGAAACGCCATCTTCATTTTTATAAGTTCTAAACGATGTTTGCATTCCTCCTGGGCCTGATCCAAATAAATCATCAAAACTATATCTTGCAGCTTCTACTTGTTCTCTAGCAGATTGTTGTATAGGTAATTTTCTAACATCTGTTCCGTCAGCAGCAGTTAATATACCACCTTTAGCCATCTGCATAGGTTTGCCGTCTTGTACTATTAATAAATCTGTTTCATCAAAAGGTAAATCATCAGGTAATATGGCTTCATCACTATTGCCCATTTGACCCATATCTTCCATTTTTTTAAGGCCCATCTTAGCTTGTTGTCTAAGTTTCATTAGTTTTTCTAAACCTATAAAACGAACTACATCAGCAGGAAATACAAACTCACCTTCACTTAACTGTGCAGGTATGTCATCTCTTACTTCTTTACGACTACTTCCTACAGGAACTTTATTACCTGATTGTTCATCTACCATGCCGCCTTCATCTTTAAGGCCGCCATCTTCAAACATTTCCATTTGTTTTTCCATCATTGGAGTTCCACCTTTATTAAAATCTTTACCAAATTTAAATCCAACAGTACCTTTATTGTCAGGACTAAGGTAAAGTTTACCGTTTTGACCTATTTTTAGAACAACAGACTTTTCGCCTAAATTTATACCAAATCTACCCAGTTCTAATCCTGCATCCCATACTGTATACGTTTTATTGTCGCTTCCTTTAAGGTTACCTGCAGGAGTAATTTCTTCCATTTTCGTTTTACTAAAATCTTTACTTATATTTCCCCAAAAAAATGCACTAGAAGGTGCATCTAATATTAATTTTCCTCCTAAACTAAACCCAACTTGCTGTCCTTTTTCATTAAAAATAGGAGCATCATTTTCTTTAGTTGTAGTACTCCATGCACCGCCACTAACATTACCTTGTAAATTTAAATTTTTTGTATTTACTATTGGTATTTCTTTATTTAAATTTATAGATTGCATATCTAAAGTTTCTCCTCTTCCTAGAGTAGCACTACCACTTATAGTAGGATCTCTAAAAAGACGAGTATACTGTTCTTGTACTGGGCGTACATTACTACGACCATCAAGATTTTCTTCTAAAGGATTTCTGTTAGATTTTAACCCTACTGATTCTGGAGTTACTTCTGCCATTACTTTAACACTTCATCTCTTAATTTTTGCAATCTACGTAGCGTGTATATAGAACCTTGCGCTCTGTGTACTGCAATCATATTGTCTGATTGTTCCATAGTACGGTATTGTTGTATTATCAACTCTTCTAAATATTTATTGAAGTTGGCCCATTCCTTGGGGCGGCTGACCAGACCCTTCAGCTTGCTGAGTATTTCCTTGTCCATTGTTTCCACTAAATCCTTGTTCTTGCGGTGATGGTGCCATACCAGTACCTATTGTGCCGCCACCTGCTCCTGTTGGATCAGCAGGGTTAACTCCTGCAGGTGCAGGTTGTCCACCCTCTTGTGGAGTAGCACCTTCTGGTGCAGGCTGTTGAAAGCCTTTCATTAACTCTGCTTGTATAGCAGCTTCATCCATATTGTTGGTTACTTTGTCAGGGTCTAGTTCCATTGATTTTGCAATTTCACGAATTATGTATTCAAACTTTGCAAATGGTGCTAATGCAGGATTAGATGCTACTTGCATAAACTGCATTAATCTTTGGCTACGAACTTCGTTAGCCATTAAACTTTCTGTGCCTCTAGCTTTAACTTCTAAATCACCTTTAATATCAGGATCATAGTCAAACTGCATATTAAATCTAAACAGTCCTTCGCCTAAAGGTCTAAGTAAATAATCATCTACATTTTTAATAACGTTTTTAATACCGCCACTGGCAGCATTCATTAACATGCTAATACCAGAGGCTGTTCTACCTACTCCTGTAACACCTGTTTGTCCATGAGAAAAGCTAGGAAGTCCAGTGCTTTCGTCAGCTAATACTCTAGCTTTGTCAAACAACTGTAAATTTTCTCCTGCAACATTAGGAAACTTTGTACCAAATATTGCTTGACCAGGTGCGCCACCTTGTCTTCTAAATACTTTTCCTGGATATACAGATAGATCTTGCCCAGGTACTAAATTTGTTTCATCTACTTCTATAAGAAGATTACCAGATAGTACAGCGTTGTCAACAGCCATTCTCATAAAGCCATTCATTAACGTCTGTGTATCATCCATATTTTCTGCAATGCCCACACCAAAGAAACTATATGGGTTAAGTTCATACGGTGCAGCCATGTAAGGTATACGTGCAGGTTTAAATGGATTGAGTACCATTCTAAGTAATTTACCATTACATATCCAAATATTAGCTTGTAGTTCGTCTGTGTCTTCTAGCTCTTCAGGTATATCAACACCTTGCTCTTTAAGCATTTCGGTGTCACACATACCCCAGTACTCTAAAACTTCAAATCTTTCTGACCCATGATCAGGTGCATAATCAGATAGATCATCTTCCCAACTTTCTTTATCGTAGTTTTCGCCCATAGCTATTGCTTCATCAATAACTGCTCCGCGAAAATATGGTCTTTTTTTAAGTCCACGCATTTGAGTACGAGACATTTTGTGGCGTTCTATAACATACTGTGCCTCATCCATATTGTTTGCATCTGGGTCAGGATAAAAATTCCATACAGACACATGAGATACCTGTGGTATAGTTTTTATTGCAGGATCATACTCTCCATCGTCATTCCAGTTAGGATACTCTTTATCTACTGCAAATGGCCCTTTCATAATACCTGTGCCAAATAAAGCCATTTCAAATGCTGTGCTTCTTAAATGTTTAGATGCATTTGATTCTTCTAATTGGTCTTGTATTTTTTTCTGCATTTTTTTAGCTGCTATCATTGCAGGACTAAATGTAATTGCAGTTGGAGTTTTACCAACCCCCATTTTAAGATTATCAATATCTTTTAGTTTATCTTCGTACTCACCTAAACTGTCTGCCAACGTTTTTTCTGTAGCACCTGCAGGTATTTCTTTACCATCACCTTTAAAGCCATACGGATTTACAATTTCATCCATATCAGAGCTGCGTAATTGTTCTGGTTCTTTAGGGTCAAAACTTACGTCAGCTACTACGCCATCAGGTAACTCTGTAGGATCAACAGATAATGGAAATTTGCTGCCTGCAAATAAAACATCTACTATTTGTCCATAAGCAGCTAGTGTTTTAGTTTTAGTTACTTTAATAAATACACGAGACTTTTCTGCTTCAGTAAACTGAACATCAGATCCGTATAAGCCTCTATAGTTACGGTATGACTTTAGCCATCTGTCTTCGTCTTGCTGTCTATAGTCATCTGCTCTATTGTACCTTTCCATAATAAATGGAATAATTGCAGAAACATTTACATCATCTACTACAGACTCTTCTGTGTCATCTAGTGTAACTACTTCATCTTCAATAAATACTTCGTTATCGTCTGCCATTTATTTTCCTTTAATATCCAAATGTTTTATCTGCTATAGACATTCTATTTGTTCTAGCGTTAGTAGGATCGTAATCAAATATACTAAACCTTGGTCTTGACATGATACCATATCTTAAAGCATCATACAAGTGATCTTCTGAAGTTGTATCAATATCTTCTGGGTTTTTCTTATCTATTGGTAGTGCAGGTAATTGAGCTATCATGTTAGTGCAGTTACTAAAAAATACAAGTCTAGGTTCTTCTGTGTATTCATCTACCTGTAAACGTCTGTGTATTTCGTTTTTACCTGCTACACGAGATCCTTTTGATCTATCTGAAGGTCGCCATCTGCAACCTCGTTGTACCATTTGTTCAGCTAGAGATGGGCCTGTATCACCACGTTTGTGCCACAATGAGGAGTCAAGCACTCCATATCTCATACCACCGTCACCTACTTCTAGTTCTAGTATCATGTCAGCTAGATCAGTAGCCAGTACTTTACTTACGTATAACTCTCTGTAGACAATAAGTTGTTCACTCGGAGATACAGCGAACCATACCACACCTGACTTACTACCATAACCATAGTCACATGCCCTGAATTTAACCCAACTGCTAGGAATATCGAAAGGCTCAATGACATGTATGTTCCTATCAAACTCTGTGAAGGCTGCGCCCTCTTTAATATCCCAATCACCATCTAGTAATTGTCTACGCTGTTGTTCAGGTAAAGATAAAAGCATTGCTTCATAGTCACCTTGTTCAGCTAAGTATGGGTTATCTTTTAATCTTGCAGGTATAAACCTACGTTTAAATAAAGATCTTCCTGCTTTTTCGTGTCCTGCAGGATACTTTAAATCTTCTCCTGTTTCAATGTCTGTAGCATTAAATGGTTTGTTTACAGACGCAGGATCTATAAACATTTTCTTTACCCAGTGATGTCCTCTACCGCCAGGGTTGGTAGTAGCTCTCATATATACTGGTAAATCGGTTGCAGTGGATCGTAGACGAGAACGCATGTAGTTCCATGCAAATGGTGTGGGCCATTGAGTTAATTCGTCAAAACCTATCCAACTAAACGCCAGACCCTGATAACGCAAAGCATCATCCTCTCTGTCGAGGTATGACATCCACAATCTTGCGCCAGATGGTGCGACCCACTGCATCTTTCTTTCTGACCATTTTATTCCAGGCCAGATTTTTGGATACATCTCTTGAGACTTAAATATAAGTTCTCTAAGCTCTTCCGTAGTATGCCTAAGTAGTAACCCAGAAAAAGAAGGATGACCCATATATCGTAGCGGATCGGCAAGCATTGCATAACTTTTGCCACCCCCTGCTGAACCGCCATACAAAACTTCTCTTTCACCTGCTGCAAGGAACTCCGTTTGCGGCCCTTCATTCGGTTTAAAAATAACATTATGTTGTTCTTCAATAGTTTCAATAGGATCAAACTTTTCTATTTCTACTATTTTAGGCTGTTCTTGTTTCTTCTGTGTGGCTGTTTTCTTTTGTGCCGATGCTTTGGGTTTCGATTTTTTCCGCTTTGGCGATTGCCTCTTTTGCATAGTCTGCCCATCTGCGTAGGCTTGCAGCTTTGTTGTTTCTTCTTTTTTCATTCTCTAGTCTTTTCCTTAAACCTACATGAGATATATATCTACCAGTATTACGAGTTAACCATTGAGATACTTCTCTATATGAATACTGTTTTAAATATCGTTTTGCTATTTCTAGTTTATCTAATTGGTCAGGTATAGGGTTTAATATGCCATTATCTTTTGCGTCTACTTCGTAGCCAAAAGGTATGGTTCGAGAAATCTTAGGTATAGATACCCATTCATTATCTTCTTTTATGTCTGTTGGTTGTGGTAATTTCCACCTACCTAATGCTCTAGTCATTTTTTTAATGTCGCTCTATTTGTAAAAGAATTATACGTATATCTACTAGGATGTTTTTTTGATACTTTTGACATCCTAGTTTTTGCTCTTGCACTTGGAGACATATTTCCTCTTACAACACCTTTAGTTGTAGGTTTATTTGTACCTACCTGTAAATTACCGTTTTTTTGTAACTGTTTTGTCGCTATTGCATACGCTGACTTTTTTGAATGCCCTTTATTTATAAGTTGAGAAGTTAATCTATCTAATATTTTTGGCATTAGTCATCATCTACCGTATTTTTAGGTGGCATTAACATAACTCCACCCTTAGCTTCTACTTGTACTTTTTCTGTCTTAACAAGTCCAGTACGATCTAATAGCTCTTTAGCTGCTGCCATCTTATCTCTTATGCCTAATTCAGTAGGATCATATAGTCCACCTACCATAGCCATTGCAGCTTTAGGAGCATTACGAGCCATAAAGCTCTGTGTGCTTTCTAATATTTCTTCTTTCATAGAATTTACAACTTCAGTTGTACTTGTAGCATCAGAGTAACCTGCTAACTTTTTAGCTGTTGCTACATCTCCACCTGCGTCATCAAATAACACAGATAAAAACTTCTGTTGTCGTTCTGTTAGTTGTCTAGCCATGTAACATTTCCAATGCTTTTTCTTTTGTTTCATCGTTACGTCTAGTCCACCCTTTACCGAAAGTATCAAAGGTAGATAGTTTTTCGTAAAAATTCTGACGTATATAATGCATTTGTTCTATTATTTCTTTTGGTTCTACTTCAGCTACAGCCTGTAAAGTCATTGGGCCTATACCACCATCCTGCTCTACACCGACTATACGTTGCAGTGCTTTAGCAGATCGTGATACACCTGAGTTAACAGCCCAGTCAAATACACAAAGATCAACCCCACTAGGAAGTTGATCACATTTTGCTCTATTCCAATAATTTTTTTTATAGATAGGAGCTACATCTTCATGCGTCAAATCACGCATTTCTGAAGCTGTAGTCTCTCTGCCTACCCACTTATCATAGACTTTTTTAGTGACACCATAATTTGTAATGCCACCTGGATCTTTAGGATGATTTACAAATCCACCTTCGTGTTCAAGTATTATTTCTAAACACGTACTATAATTACTCATCATTTTTTCTTTTTCTTTTTAATAAATATAGAATCTTCACCTTCGGGAGAA